AGTTTTTATATATATAAATATATTATATATATTTCCCTGCGGGAAACTTGATTTAGGAAATGCCCCCCTACCCCCCATAAAAAAACTTATGGTTGGTAAGGTTGCGTATCCCCTGCGGTTGAACCGTCATTGAGGTTTCGCCCCCACTCTTGCGAGTAACAGGAGGATAGCAGACCCTTTGGGATGGTGTCAAATCAATGAGGGCATAAAAAAAGAACCCCATCTCCTGGTATTTATACCAATTGATGGGGTCTTAGGGCTTCTAATGGGGCTTCTAGCCCGTTTTAGAGGGTATTAAGGGTTAGTTACTACCCTTGCCAAACTCTGGTGCTGACTTGTCTAGTGCCTTAAGCATAGGTCCGACTAGACCAGCAAGGAATGCGTTGACTAGAACCTTTGGGTCGTGTTGTCCTGCTGTGTAAAGAGCAATGACAGCAGCCGCTGATGCTCTTAAGTAAGACAATCCGATTTGCTTTAGTTTTTCCGTATTCATTTTATCTCCTTAGTCTGCTTTGAAAGCAGGTCTTCCGAAACCTACCACAAATACTGGAGCGTTGCGCTTGTTCTTCGCCTTGAAAGCGCGAGTCCTAATTGCTACTTCTCCGCCATTTGCCTGAGAGCCAGTTGTCTTTTTCTCAGGTGAGGTATTGCCCTCAATGGTAGTGATTGTTCCGTCAGCATTATTCTTTAGAACTATGCCAACGTGCTCCACTGCTGCTCCGCCTGGGGCAAAGTCAAAGAACACAATGTCGCCTGGTTTTGGTTTAGCAGTTTCTGCATTACTCCAAGTGCCTAAGCCCTGGAATCCTGACTTACCCGCTGGTGTATACACACAGTTAGGAACTTTAAGTTTTACCTGTGCTGCACACCACATTACGAATGAACCACACCAAGGTTGAAAGTCCATCTTAGTGAACTTGCCATACTTGGTTTCATTTTCTTTTGGTCCCTCAGCAGTGCCGACTTCGGCTTGTGCTACTTCTAAGAACTTATCTACTTGGCTCATCGTTATTCCTTCTTTGCTCGCTTGTCCACAGAAGCAAATGCTTCATTGATTTCTGTTGCTGTTAACTTGCCATCATCTAGGAATGAACGGGCTAGTTTCTCAACTACTGTTGCTACACCTAGAGTTCCTGCAAGGATTACTGCTTTGATTGTGCTGATACCAACTACTGCTCCAGCACCAATAACTGATAGACCAGAGGCAGCGAAGACTGCCACTATTCTCATAAGGATATTGTTAAGGTTCTTCATTCTTTATCCTTTGGATTACGTAACCAATAAGTTGCTGACCACATAACCATTGTGAACACAATGGCGTAACCAACTACTGTTTTGGCTGAACCGTCAAGGACAACCCAAGCCACGAACATTCCTAGTAAGGTCCAAGCCTGACCTAAGAAGTCTGATAACCAATGTTTCATTATGGTTTTCTCCTATATGCTACGGTCCCCACTGATGCTGCTGCAGTTAAGGCAGACTGTGTGGCTATGCCACCTACGATTACTGCTGCAACGATTGTCTCTTGTGATTCTGCGCGTTCTTCCTCTGACATATCAGCACCAATACTTCCTAATGCTAGGAGTGCTTGACCTGGGTCAGAGAAGAGTGCTTCAACTAATGCCGCTGGATTCTCTAGCACTACAAGTGCTGCTGCTACTTCAGCGGTAATAACAACTTCGTTGCCGTTCTCATCTTGACGAACTTCAACTGGTGTTTCAGGTGGTAGGTCAGCATAGGTAAGTCCTGCTTCTGCTATTGCATCTGCAGTTACTGCCTCACCATCTGCTGCTTCTATCAAAGCCTCAGCAATAATTTCTTTTTCTTCTTCAGTAGAATCTTCATCCGCTACTAGAGGTGGCTCTTCTGCTAGGGCAGGAGGCTCTTCTTCTATTGCAGGTGGTTCTTCTTCCACTGCTGGAGGTTCTTCCTCTACTGGTGGTGGTTCTTCAGCCTCTACTGGAGGTTCCTCTGCTTCTACAGGGGGTTCTTCTACAGGTGTTGGTGGCTCAGGTTCCACGACTGGTGGCTCTGGCTCTTCAACGGGAGGTTCTGGCTCCACTACTGGCGGTTCAGGTTCTACCGCAGGAGGTGGGTCAGGTATAACCGCAGGGGGTGGGTCTGGAATAACAATAGGTGGCTCAGGTGGTGGGGTAGGGGCAACAGGGACTGGTTCAACTATTACAGTTACAGTTTCCTGTGTTGCAGTAGATGTATCAACCACAGTGATTGTGTCCACAATTATTGTAGATGTGTCCACAATTACAGTAGGAGTATCTACGACCACAGTCGGTGTATCTACTACCACCGTAGGTGTGTCTACAACTGCAGTAGAAGTATCCTCTACTGGAGGTGCTTCAGGTTCTGGCTCTGGTTCTGGCGCAACTCCGTTATACCAACGTAATGATTCGTCAGTAAGGTTGTCAGATACATAGGTTGACTGATGCACTAACTCACAAAAGTGTGCAGCAATGTTTCCTTTATCAGCAAAGTATTGGTTTGAGTTATCCCAACCTGTGCCAAATGTTCCATTGCTACAAGTTACCTGAACTGGACCAGTATTAACCGCGTCAGCGGATGGTGCATAAAATAAAGATGTTCCTAGAATTATTGCTAGTGTTACTAGACTACTTCTTACCTTCGCAAAGCAAGATGTAAATTTGGTCAACTCGTTCTTCCAATCGGTTCACTTGGTCTTTAACGGAACCGCCCCCATTTGGTCTTAATTCATATAGATAATGTTTAACTAACCATCTAGTGAATCCAGCAAACCCTGCTGTTAGTGTCATAATGGCTACAAAGAAGCCAGCCCATTCTGTGCCTGTCATTATACTGTCCTAATGGTTATGTCAATGACTCCACCAAAACCATCAAAGCGTTTATCAGGTGGTGTCATACGAGTGAATGAAGTTTGCTCAATAACAACTTGGCGCTGCTCGCCAGTAGTTAGGTCTTGCCAGGTAAGAACATCTCCGTTGCTTTCTAATTCTTCAAGAGCCAAAAGACGGGTCTGTGCTTTACCTTCGTAACCAACTTGAACATTGTATCTATCTGTTTCAACGTCAAAGCAATAGACTGGGAACTTCATAACGCGTTGACGTGGTGTAGCAATTGTTGCCTTAGCCTGATAGCCCTTGAATATAGGACCAGCAGATGTAGTTGTTGCATCACGATTTAGAATAAATTTATAGGCTACATATTCCTGGGCTGTGCTAGGTTGAGATGTAGTAACTTCAATCGGAAAGACAACAGAGTCATATGTAATATGGTCGTATTCAGTTCCGTCTTTGTCTACAGTCTCAAGAGTCATTGAACCTTTAGTGTAATCACCACGCGCTAGAAGGCGCTTAAAGTTCTTAGGTTCCAGCGTGCCGTAGCGAATGTAACCACTGGTTAAAAAGCCAGTAGAAGTTAATGTTGCGCTTGCTTCTATATTGATACTACCTACCTTATTTACCTTACCAACAGGTGATACAGCAGTAGATGCTACGTTAGAAGCAGTCTTAGCGTAAGTAAATGTTGTGGTAGTTGGAACTCCAGTAACTGTATACTTACCATTGAATGTGGAATCAACACCTTCTACCCATACCTCATCGCCAACGGCTAAGCCGTGTGCTGCAGATGTAGTCAGGGTTGCTACGTTAGTTGTGAGTGCTTTGTTACTTACTGAACCAGCATTAAGTGCTGTAGTAGCAAATACCAATCGGTCTGTTGTCCCAGCAAATGCACAGGTTGTTGTGCTGTATCCACTAGTTCCGCTGACATATAAGTCATTAGCATAAGCAAAGCGCAAAGACTCTATCTCATTGCTAAGGTCAATACGGATAACTCCAGGTGCTCCGCCTACCCCAGTTGCACACCATATGTAATGGTTATTTGCTGCAAAGTCATAGCAAGGTTGGCTTGTTTCTACAATAAGTGGACCGTAATTAATAGAACCGTCTTGGTCTGAAACAATTGCTGCACGAATACCCTTATTAGTTCCTATCATCATATAGCCTAGATAGTAATAAATCTTATGGATAATCTCACCGACTGGCATTTCTGCTGCGGTTATTGCCGATGTAAGAGTTGGCATAACACCAGCAGTGCTGAGAGTAAACTTAAATATACTTGACTGAGTTCCACTATAACCTGCTACATAGATGGCTGGACCAGAGGCAGTAATGCTTGAGAATACAATATCGGTATCGCTGTGTGTATATATAGGGGATGGAAGGGTGGTTGCTGATGAGGATATTTCGTATATCTTATTATTAATACCCATAACAATGCGGTCTTTAATGTATTCCATAGTAGCGGTATCTACAGTAATACCATTGTCGCTAATCATAAGAGTATCACCAGCGCCAGAGACTCCAGTTAATAACTTCTTGTATATACGCAGTCTTGGAGTTCCAGTATTTAAGACATTGGTAATCCAGTAAGCATAAGTGCCGTCATCACACATAGCGTGAACAGGATATTCACTTCCAGAAGAGTAATCAATAAAGTGAGTAACTGTTCCGTCTGCTGCAATCTTATCTACATCATATTCATCCCACAACAGAATGCCATCAGTTCCGTTATACTCAATTGAACGAGCAATTTGGAATGGCTTACCGTTAGTTTGAATTGGACCAGTTGTGTAGTGTGTAGTAGCAGTATCTTTAAGTAGTGTTACTTGTCCTTTAGTCCAGACATTGACACCTTTGCTATCTGTGAACCTATGTGCCACTGTTTCACCAGCAGATGGGTCATAGAATTTAATACCAGAACCACCGTGAAAAGATGATTGACTTCTTAGCCACCAACCAGTAAGTGATTGCTCACCTGGTTCTGCCCCGTTATCAAATTGTTCTTTACGGAATGGAGCAGTCTGCCTAATGTAAGGACGTGAGTCATTGATGGCATAGAAGAATGGCAAGCCACCTAGTGCAACATCGTAGGACTCGTTTGTATTCTGCCAGATTCCTCCAGTAGATACGATACCTACGTCAACCGCAATTGCTAAGCCAACATCAGGTGTTGATGAGCCACGACCTTCGGTAATATCACGACCTGCCACGTATACTCCTTAAATTATTGATGCTTCTATTTCGTCTACTGCGTCATCTATTGTCCGATGTATGTCGGATGTTTCGTATATCAATTATTCAGCAGGGGTTTCAGGTCCTGCTTCTCGTTCTACTTCATTAGCAATAACTGTTTCAGCAACTAATTTATAGTTACCAGTCTTACATCTATTGCAAATAGGAAAGAACAATGGCTCATCTGCAGCACGAATTTCTGTATATTCGTGTTCACAACAAGCAGATTTATATTCGTATTTAACTGTCATTTTATTCTCCTAAGAATTAGTAATATAGAAGGACACAGCCAGTGCCACCAGCAGCAGTGCTTGCAAAGTTTCCAGCAGAGGCTCCGCCTCCACCGCCTCCTGCGCCGCCAGGTCCACCAGAACCAGTTCCAGCAGCACTACCAGCGGCTAAATAACCAGCGCCTCCACCTCCACCAGTTCCGTTACCTGATGAGTATGTGCCAGCAGCGCCACCAGAATAAGTTGATGATGCTCCGCCAGTTCCTCCTGCTGCGTTAGCGCCAGTTCCACCGCCACCGCCGCCAGCAAATACACCAAATCCACCATTACCGCCAGTGCTACTGCCAGAACCACCGCCGCCTCCGCCAGAGTTTCCTCTACCGCCAACGCCACCGTTACCGCCACCATTACCAGCATATCCATTACCGCTGTTACCAGTAATTATAGCGGGTGCGCCATAATACGAAAGTCCAGCAGCACCACCAGTAGTGCCACCACCTCCACCTGCGCCACCTACAACACCAGCACCGCCAGTTCCAGCAGCACCGTTACCGCCCCCACCTGCAAATAAACCACCAAAAAATGTTGTTCCGCCTGTGTTAGTAGCAGAACCACCAGCACCTATTGTTATAGGAGTAGTTGATGCGTCAGGAGTAACACGAACCCAACCTTGAGTTACGCCACCCGCTCCACCTCCACCAGGACTAGAGTTGTAAGTCATACCTCCTCCACCACCACCAATAAGAATAGCGTAGACCCATAAAGTTCCAGCAGGTATTGTTACAGTAGTGCCAGATGTAATTGTTTGTTGTAATGTTAAATCTTTAGGTGCATATCCAGAAGAAACGCTTGCCGCTGGAACAGGGAATACTGATTGACCCATTACGCTATCTCCACTCCGCTAATGTGAAATCTAACTGTTGTTGCACTGGCTAAACCAGCAATAATTTTAGTTGTTGCAAGCACTTGTTTTAAGTCAAACATTGCTGTTGTATTGGCAGCCAGTGCTACATCTTTAAACAAATCAACAGAGTCTAAAGTAATAGTAAATGTAGCAGCAGATGTTGCTGAGTTGGTTACTACTATGTTAGTCACTACTGTTGTAGTTGAAGATGGAACTGTATATAGGGTTGTGCTTGATGTTGCTGCTGCTGTTCTAGCCAGCGCCTTAGTTGTTGTAGCCATTAGTTACTACCTTCCGTTGTTATTCTGTAGGGGTTTCGGGTGCAACAAATGTATTATTTACATAAGTCCACCCAATAATTATAGGACTATTGTCTTCGCGTTTAATGCAAAGACCACCAGTTGCTTCTTCTGCAACTTCTAATGAAGGTGCATTAATAATATTAACAACTTCATTATTTTTAATTACTATGTAATCATTCATTTATATCTCCTTTTAGTAATAAACTAATACTGCACCAGCACCGCCAGAACCACCAACGGCAGCATTGCCAGTTCCACCACCACCACCGCCACCTAAACCACCATTTTTATTAGTTGCACTTGCAACAATACCTGCGCCTCCGCCATCTGCGTGACCACTAAATCCGTAGTAAGTAGAAGAACCACCACTTGCTCCACGACCAGCAGAGCCATTGCCACTACCACCACCTGCAAAATATCCATTGCCACCAACACCACCTAAGCCAGCGTTGTAATAACTACCGCCACCGCCACCACCAGATGTAAATTCACCAGTGCCGCCTACTTTTCCAGCAGTTGAACCAGACGTTCCACCCGCTCCGCCGCCTACACCATCTGTAAAATTTATTGTAGACAAATATCTTATGGCTGCACTTGCTCCACCATTTCCACCGTTAGTGTCACCTCTTTGTCCACCAGCAGGAACAGGTGTATTAAATATGCTACTGCTAACACTTGTTGGATTACCGCTTCCACCATTATCATTTACTGATGCGCAAACCCCACCAGCGCCAATTGTTGCTGTAGTAAACCTTGGAACCCAAGACATAAGAATTCCACCTCCGCCACCGCCTGCACCACCAGGAGTTCCGCCTCCACTACCAGCGCCGCCAGCACCGCCACCTGAAATCATTACAACAAAAACATAATCAGGTTGTCCTGTAATACCAGTTGTTGTAGTTGTGTATGTATTTCTAAGTGTTAAACCAGTAGGTATGTATGCTTGTGGCATAAAAACTGGAGGATAAGTTGTTGCTACGTTAAGTTTAGATATAGCCATTAGGAAATCTCGCTTCCAAAAGCAGAAAATGATAGGTTAGCAGTTGAAGCATAAACAGTAATAACATCTGCTGCTCCAAGAGTAATTCCAATAGTAAGCATTGTTGAATCATTGGCAGCCACTGTAGAATCGTAAGCAATGTAATGCTCGTTAGCCAATGTTGCACCGCCAGGGCGGATAGCAATACGGTATGTTGCTGCAGTAGCAGCACGATTACATACAGCAATAGTAGATACTACGCATTGAGTAGCACTAGGAACTGTATCTAATGTAGTTGCTGTTGTTGCTGAAGGGGCTACTTGCCCCAGGACTTTATATGTTGTTGCCATTGGTTATGCTCCCATTGTCATTAGTGCTGTCGGGGTTGAATCGGCTGCAGCGACTGCTGCAGTTACTTCTGAATCAGTTGCTAGAACTGTGGCTGAACCAGCCAGTGTTGCTAAATCTCTTGCTTTGCTCATTAGTATGCTCCCATAATGTTCATTATAGTATTGTCGTTTTCGGTTGCTATTGTTGCATAAGAAGATAGGTCAACCGCAGACCAGGTTAATCCTGTAGCAGTAGATGAATCAGCCTTAAGAAAATATCCATTAGTTCCTACTGTTAACTTACCAGCAGTGTCTGCACTAGTAGCAACAAGTATGTCACCTTTAGCGTCAAACAATGTAGGGCTAAGAACGTTGGCTAGTTCAAAAGCAGTAAAGGTAATAATTTCAAGAATATCGCCAGCAGATAAGGCTGCAAGAGAAGCAATGCTTGTTCCATTAGTTGCTACATAATCTGTTGAGCGAACTAAAAGAACACCATTTAGATATACCTGTTCTTTGCCTACAATGTAGGAAAGGGTAAGTCCGTTATCATCTGTGCCTGACTTAGATGTTTCTCCACCTGTTGCTGTATAGCGGTAGCGGAAGATGTCAGATGTAGATGAGATAGATGCCCAAGCAGCACCATCCCACGCAAGCATTGCGTTAGATGTTGAGTTCCAATAAAGAGCACCTTCAATAAGGGCGTTGCCATCATTGTCTACGCTAGGAGCAGAAGCCTTTGGACCAAGGTAACGGTCATCAAATGAATCGTATGAAGCAGCAGCAGCGGTAGCACTTGCTGCAGCAGCGGTTGCAGAACCAGCAACGGTATCTACATAAGCCTTAGTAGCAGCGTGTAGGTCTACTGTAGGAGCACCTGACAAGGTAAGAGCACCTGTCATAGTGGAGCCAGCCTTTAGGACAAAGGAGTCATAGACAGTTCCACCTGCTTGGATTGCTGTGGCAATTTCACCAAGAGTATCTAGTGTTCCAGGTGCAGAGTTAACAAGGTCAGCGACTTTAGTATCTACATAAAGTTTGGTAGCAGCATCAGCGTTATCTGTAGGTGTAGCAAGAGATGTTACCTTCTGGCTATTGACAGATACTGAACCAGTAGGCGCAGCCATTTGGTCTAAGCGAGATGTTCTTACCTGTGTATCAAAATCTGAAACAGTTGCTGCTAGTTGAGTGCCAGTGTGGTTAGCACGGGCATATGGGTCAGTAACCATTTTGGCTGCGGTTATAGTTCCGTTAGCAATATCTGAGGCTACAATAGTTCCATCTACCAAGTCAGCAGATGTAATAGTTCCGCCAAGGTCTAATTTAGTCTTAGCGATAGCAGCACTAGCATTTATATCTGCGTTGACAATAGTGCCGTCAGCAATCATAGTTGATGTAACTGTGCCTGTATCTCCAGCAGTAATTGCTGTGCCTGAAATCTTTGTCTTATCAATAGCAGCAGATGCGTTAATATCAGCATTGACGATAGCACCAGTGCCAATTACAGTTGTAAGACTTACGTTGCCAGTGCCATCAAATGTAACTCCACTTGCTTCTACATCTCCAGTAAGTTGGAATGTGCGAGCAGTGGCTAAGGCTGTAGCAGTAGCAGCGTTACCTGTTGCACTACCAGCAGAACCAGTTACGTTACCAGTTACGTTACCAGTAAGATTACCTGTAAAGGTTCCAGCAATAGCACCTGTGCCAGTAATGGTTGGGCTAGTTAAAGATTTGTTTGTAAGTGTCTGAGTAGTATCTGTGCCAACTAAAGTTGTAGTAGCGTCTGGGATAGTTACTGTTCTATCTGCTGTCGGGTCTACAACTGTAAGGGTTGTTTCAAAAGCATTAGCAGTAGCACCTTCAAATACAATGCTGCCATCATTAAGAGTAAGGCTTGTGACTACTGGACTTGTTAAAGTTTTGTTAGTTAAAGTTTGAGTAGTAGTGTCACCAACTACTGCCACACCTACTGCTAAACCGTGAACATTTGTTGATGCTTCAATGTGGTCATTGGCTTCTTGGTAATCTCTACCAATTGCCATATGTCGCACTACTGCGCCAGCAGAGTGAGCAGAACCAGTGCCAGGAGTTGCTGAGTCAATACCTCTAGCAATTGTTAGTGTGTTGCCAGATGAATATACGGTAACATCTACAATTTCTTCAAGGGCTGTATCTGGGTCAATTACTACTGTATAGGTCTGTGTGCCAGTAAGTGTCTTACCACCCATAACTGCTGCACCATTGACTACTGTCATTGTTGTAGCCGTAGAGGTAATAGGAGCACTCAGTGTTGTTTGCTGGGCTTTTGAGGAATATTTTCTAGTTGTCATTTATTTACCTATCGGCTGTAATGGACGCGGATTGGATAGAGCGTTTGTTGTCTTTGGGTTTCTTCGTTCAAGCGTTGTGTATATAGAGCGTAAAGTTGTTTAGTTGCAGTTTGTGATGAACCGTATGGTCGCTTGCTATCTGTCTCATCTGCTTGTGGGCTAACCTGTGCCGCACGTGCTGGGTCAAGGTAGGTAAGTAAACGATAAGCAGCACCAAGAGTTATGACATCCTTGCAAGATTCTGGCAATCCAGTTTGTGTTGAGAAGTCTTGAGCATTGGTTGTAAATGCTTCTGGGTCTGTAGCATAAACAACCTTTACAGTTCTACCAGGAGTAATGTAATCACCAATAGTTACAGTCTGAGCATTTGCTCCAAAGGCGGCAGTAGATGCTGCCGAGTCCCAAGACCAACGGCGAATAGGAATCCATTCTTCAGACGGACCAACTGATTGCCACATAATGGTTAGAATATTTTGAATATTTAAGTTATTAAATTCATAAGTTGTTTGAACTGGATTAAAGACAAAAGTGGTTGACTTAGCAGCAAAGATGCTAGAGCCTGTGGCTCTGATAGTATCATTAATTGCTTTCTTAATTACATAGCGTGGGAATGTTGGTGAGATAGTAACCTTTAGGTCTGCAGCGTGGGTAGCAGCAGTAGTTCCTAGGTAGCCTCTACCAAATGGAGAGATAGTTGCTGTGTTAGAGATACGGTCAAATGAATCAATCCACATTAACTCTTCTTCAATTTCAATTACACCTTTACCTACGTTTTCAGTAGAACCTAGTTCAAGGATGGTGGGTGATGCACTAGTTGATGTTGTTGTAGATACAGCAGTGCGAAGGTAGGTTGCTCGGTCCTGATTAAAGGTATAACCTGAAAGGTTAAGTTGAACCTCATCAATAATATCTGTTAATGTAGTTGTCATAGGTTTATGCTCCTTAAGGCTGCAGGGGCTGCTAAGCCAGTTGTTCCAGCAAGTTCATTACAGATGCCATCTAGGTCTTTGAACTTATCTCTTGTTCTAGATGATGATGCCTTGATATTCAAAGCGCCGACAGTTGGCATACCAGTAGTTGAAGCCCAGGCATTAGCAGCGCCTTGTTCATCAAGGAATTTTGTTATATCAGTAATGCCAGCAAGACGATTAAGTTCTGCTGTAAGACTGCTACCTGCTTTGCCAAGTGCCATTTGTTTTCCTATCTAGGTGTAATCAGTTTTGACTTAGGTGCTTCTTTAGGCTTACCAAAAAATGCTTTGTAATAATGCTCATCTAATGAGAAGCGTTTCATATGTGGAGCAGTGGCTGCCGTATGGCAGTAGAGTGGAACTTCAGCCTTATCGCATAAAGCAAAGAAGAATATATCCTCACCTATGAACTTAGTTCCTCTGCCCATTTCCATAAACATCTGCCCCTCTGGGGCTACAGCACGGACCTTCTCAACCACACTGCGGTGCATTAAGACATATCCCATACCTGCTGCATCAACCTTTATTAACTTGTTCTCTGGAAGTGGATGAACTCTGCTTAATCCAAATCCGCCTTCACCATCATTAGTAAAACTAAATACGGTAGGCATTGGAACCATTAAAGGTTCTTCAGGGTTATCTGTAGTGAAGTAAACACCAGTAACCATTGGTCGCTCTTTAACGTCTTTGTTATCCCATAGTAACTTAAATGTATCTGGGCTAATTACTACATCTGAGTCTACCCATAGTAGCCATTCGTAATCAGTCTTGTCATACCAGTATTCAATTACTGTTTGTCGCTGTCTTGCTATCTGGTTGCCTTGGCTTCGCAGTGAAGCATTGAATGTAATACCTGACTTAAGTAATACATCTGTAACACCTTGCATAAACTTGCCATCTACCATACCGTTATCGCACCAGGCGATTGCTACTGATTCTTGCATTGTCCCCACCTTTGTTATTTTTTCTTGGCTGCTGCGTTGTCTATAAGATTTGGATAAGGTCGTCCAGCCCTTTTAGCCGCAGCCTTAGCCTTAGTCTTCTGTGCTGGAGTAAGCGGTGTTGATTTTTTATTAGGATTCTTTTTATCCCAAAATGCTTTCTTCTTCATTACCACTTAACCTTGTCTGCCCAATATGCGGCACTCATTTTACCTTTAGCAATGTTTGCTCTGTGACGTGCCTTGAATGATTTCTGACGAGCAGTAGGAGTCTTGTCTCCAGTAACTCCTTGTTGACCAAAGCGGATGGTCTTTACTTTGTCTCCAACTTTAGCCACAACAACGTGTGATTTTTCAGGGTGATTAGGGGTGCGCTTAGGCTTCTTGCCCATCTTCTTCATTGTCTTTTTAACAACCTTCTTCATTGGCTTGCCTGTCTTCTTGGCTTCCATCTTAGCCATTGCCATACCCTTTGGTGTGTATGCAAATTCTTTCATTCCAACTTTTGGCATTATATTTGTCCTATCTCTTTGAGAACTTCTACGGATTTTGTATTTATATCTTTTGTCTTAGGCATAGTCTCTGCGTTGTAGGCTTTACCTAAAGTCTCTGATGCTTTGTATGCTTCTTGTATATGTCGCATACTTGTTCCTGCTGGTTGCATTCCCTGGTCCCTAGCATCTCTGTAGGCTTGCAGTTCTGCATTCCATTTCTTATCTGGTATATCTCTTGTTGCATCTCCTGCATTCATCTGCAGCGTTTTTGTAGTATCGTCAACTGTATACTCATAACCACCACGATAAGTTTCGGTGTAGTCATCTAATGTTTCATCCAGTATAAAACGAACCTGAGAATAAGTTCCGCCATTCTTGATGATTGTTATTCCCTTGTCGCCTTTGAAAAAGTAGAACAGGCGATGAAGACCAATAGGTGCTTCTTTAACTACTGGTGTCTTGAATGTGTAATTAGCCATAGTTCTCCTTAGTGGACTCAATGTAAACCAGGAGCCGAAGCCCCTGGTCTACCTTCAATCAACTATGCGATTGATGAACCTGATTCGATACGGAATAGTGCTTCTTCGCGGTAGCGAGCAAAGCCTAGAACTCCATACCAACCCATTGGACGGTGACGCATCAAGCGGTCAACGACTGGTCCGATAACTACGTGTGGCTCTTCAGCAACTGCTTCTGCAAGTGCTTGTTGTCCACAGATAATTGTGCGGTAGTTGCGTGCTGATGAAGAACCATCTGTTGCGTTGTAAAGACGTGCAGATTCTACGAAGTATGCACCTTCATATTGTCCGATTTCTCCAGCCCAGATGCGGTCTTGTGCAGAACCGTATTGGTTTGGAAGCAACCATCCAGCAGAACCTGTTTCAGCACGAAGGTCGTGTGAAACTTCTGGGTGGATACCAGCCCAGTAGAGTGAACCCTTGCGAGCAACTGCCTTGTTAGCGCGTAACTTAGCCACTGCGCGGCGGATGTTTGCAGAAGAGATTGTTGCAGCAGCAGTAATTGTTGCTGTTGATGTTGCAGTTGAACCTGAGTAGATTACGTTTGAACCACCGCGAAGAGTAGTCATTGCAACTGAGTCAATAGAATCTGCTAGGTTGAATGCAATAATGTTAGCGATTGCTGGGTCTACATCAGCAAGGCTGAAGAGTTCCAACGCACGAGTAACAAGAACTGAGTTACCATACTCGTTAAGAGTAATGGTTACAGATGTTGGTGTAGACATTGCTACTGCATCTGGGTCAGTTGTTTCTGTTAATGCTGTTGTTGCTGTTGATAGGTCAAC